TACATAGAGAATGGTAAAAGACCAGAAAATTTTGAAAGAAGTTATAAAATGTATTAAAAGTTACGTGCCTTGAAATATAGGATAGACGTATACACTTAATTGTTATGAAAGGATTTAAGATTAAAAACTGAGATTTTTAAACTTTCTTACCTGTAGTAGAATGATTATCAACAGTAGAATTATTGTTTATATTAGAATTTTCCATATTCAAATCTGTTTTATTTATATTATTTTCTATTTTTTTATTTTCTAAATCATTAATTTCATTATCAAAACATTCTAATAAAATATGATTTCTTAATTCAACACATGAATTAAAATTCTTTTTACAATATGAACAGCATTTATTTTTTCTCATATCTTTATTCAATAATCGTTCATTTAATAAATCATAATAAGAACATATTTTATTATATTTTTTTAGATTATTTATATCAATATTTTGTTTATTATCTTTATCATGTGGTATAAGAGACAGTATAATACATTGTTCATTTGAATATTTATAATAATCATTTAATAGAGGTATACATCTTTTACCATTAAATAAATGTCTTTTTATTTTAGCAAAAGAATCTGTCTTATATTCACAGCTCTTACAAATATATTTATTTTTAGAAGACATAATATAATAATATATATTAATATATTATTTTTTATATTACTTTATAATTTTTATTATTTTATCAGTTTTAATAATTTATCAATAAATAGATGTATACAAATTTTATATATAATATATTGATATAATATTGATAGTATTTTACAATTAAAATATATTTAATATCAATAAAATAAAATGTCCCAAAAAAGGACGAAAATTGTCTAAAATCGTCCAAAAAAACGTCCTTAAAAACGCCCTTAAAAAAAATCTGTTGAAAAAGTTTTTTGGAAACGCCGATTTTAAAATTTTCAAATTTCAATTTTGAAAAAAGTTTTTGTATCAAAATTTTGTAAGGGCGTTTTTAAGGGCGATTTTTTGGGCGATTTTTTAAGGGCGATTTTTTAAGGGCGATTTTAACCCTTTACATAAAAATTTTATAATACTACTTAAAGAATCGTACACCATGCGCACGATTTTAAATATTATTTATGTAAAGGGTTAAAAACGATATAAATTATATTTTTTTAAATAAATAAGTTATGTATATTTATTGTATTATAAATATTTTATTTAATAAATTATATTTTTATTGATATGGCAAAAAACGTCCTTAAATTTTTAATATTTTATATAATTTCTTAAAAATCTATACACTTTTCAAAATTTTATAAAACAGGTGACGTAAATGACAATTTGCATGTTTTGCGTCACCTGTTTTTAAAAAACGTCCATACGATTTTTAAGAATTTTTCATGTTTTTTTGAAAAGCTATGAACTTTTCAAAACAGGTGACGTAAATGATATATGAGTATGTTTACGTCACCTGTTTTTCACTTTTTTAAAAAAACTATAAAAAACACTTTTTTTTTTAAAAAAAACAGGTGACGCAGTTTTCGACGAATTCCATATACGTCACCTTTTTTTTCACTTTTTTTAAAGGTTAAAATCAGGTGACGTAAATGACATTTTTGTATATTTGCGTCACCTGTTTTTACTTTTTGAAAATCTCTCAAAAAAAAATACATTTTTTTAAAAAAACAGGTGACGCAGTTTTCGACAAATTCCATATACGTCACCTTTTTTTTCACTTTTTTTAAGACCAGAAAAATACATTTTTTAAAAAAACAGGTGACGCAGTTTTCGACGAATTCCATATACGTCACCTTTTTTTTCACTTTTTTTAAAGATCTAAAAAACCTACTTTTTTGATAAAAATAGGTGACGTAAACATACTTGTATATCATTTACGTCACCTGTTTTGAAAAGTTCATAGCTTTTCAAAAAAACATTAAAAATTCTTAAAAATGTTAAGGACGATTTTTGCCATATCAATAAAATATATATTTTATGAATTAATAATACATATTATCATAAATTATTGTATAATTTATTATAAATTATATTTTAGTTGATGATATTATATATAAAATTATTATTTAACCCTTTATATGAATAATATTTAAAATCGTGTACATGGTGTATGATTCTTTAAGTAGTATTATAAAATGTATCTGTAAAGGATTAATTATAAAAGATTATAAAAGATTATAATAAATTTATATTTTTATAAAAATATAAAATTGATGGATAATTATACTTATTAAATATTTTTTAATGCTATATTAATTTTGATAAGAATAATAATTACATGTAACAAAATATATTTTAATATGTTTTCTAATAAACGTCCACGTGATGATTCGTGTGATTCGAGAGAATCTAATAAATCTTTTAAGAGAAGTTGGTATGATTATTTGACTCAGTCTTTAAATATATTTTCATCATCATCTTCATCATCTACGGCTTCAGAACAATCATCTACTGCTTCAGAACAATCATCTACGGCTTCAAAACCATCATATGAGGCTTTGGTACCATTACATACGGCTTCAAAACCTTCGAAATACAATGAAGAAGAAGAATGTTGTATATGTGGAGAGTGTGATAATAATGTGTATGATAAATCTCTATATGATTTTCCATGTCGCGGTAACCATACTGATAGAATTTGTTTTAATTGTTTTGTAAAATTAAAAGATCCAAATAATGAAGAAATTCCAAATAATAAATGTCCACTATGTCGCGGAGAAATGGGAGATATTATTCCTTATTTTCGTTCAGGTGAGGATCTCTTTTGGTATTTTGAACGTCTTATTTATCATGATATAGTTGGAACTGTCGAGCTAAATAATGGTGAAACTTTCATAATAAAAGCAAAAGACGTTCGTGAAGCATATACAAAACTACGTAGAAACTCGCTTTTCCTGGATATTGCAGGAAAGTCTTTTAAAAAAAAGGATGCCAAATTAATCAAATTAGAAAATGTCACTTACAGACCGTTGTATAATCGTGACGAGGACTCTCGCTATGTGTATTATCATGGGCGCTATTATCTTGTAAATGAATACTATACGAATATGCATGGCCGTATAACTTTACAAGAAGTTGGAGGAGGATGTTTTACAGATGATGCAAAAGTTACTATTTTGAATAGTGATAATACAATTCGTATAATTCCTCTTGGAACAGTTGAACCTGGAATGCATCTTAAGGTAGACAATAAAAAATTTGCTAAAGTTAAAAATGTCATAAAAACTTCATATGAAGGTGATGTTTATACTTTACCAAATGGATTACGTGGAACACCATGGCACCCAGTTTTTTGTGAAAAAAAAAAGAATGGGTCTTCTTAAAAGACTATACAGGCGACTCAGGTTGTCAAAAGTTCAACGGCTATGTTTATAGTCTTCAGTTTTTAGAAGGAGCTACGAAAGGAGTGATACTAAACGGTATTAGTTGTGCAGTTCTTGGACACGGTGTTACTTCAAAAAAAGAAAATGGTGTCTTAGGTCATTCATTTTTTGGAAATTGGAAAAAATTAGACACTTTATTTTCTTCTGTAGAATGTAATACATTCGGTCAAAAAGAAGTAAGATATACAAGAGACCCAATTACCACAGAAATTAATGGTATATCTAAATAGTAACCCTTTACCTGAATAATATTTAAAATCGTGCACACGGGTGTATGATTCTTTAAGTAGTATTAAAATGTTTATGTAAAGACTTTACATATTTTATTCATAATCAAAATTTATAAATCATATATAATTATTGAATTATATGATTCAAATAACATTTTAATAAAATAATAGATTAATATTTTATATCAGTATTTGTATAAGGATTTGTTTGATCAACATATGGCACAGCATCCATTTGAGGAGAACAATAAATAGATTTTTCTTTACAAGTTGGTCCCGTTCCATATAACCATTTTGCAAAAGATGTTTGTTCATTAGGTATTGTAGTAGATGGCATTGTGTAATATTCTCTTTGACTATTAGATTTACCATATAAATCTCCAACATCTCTGTAAAGGTTATAATTAAATTTATCTTCTATTTTTTCCTGTACTTTCTCATTGTTCCATGATGGAGGTGCTTTCTCTTTTAATTTATTATCTGTTATTAAATTTATATTCATAAAAGGATTTTCAACAGTAGGTTGAACGGTTGTCATATGTTCTTCAATAATTGTTTTTTGTATATCATTCTCTACATCATTTGGGTCTGAATTGAAATATAATTCCATATTGTCTTTTTGTGTTTTATATATATAAATTGTAAAAGCACCAATAATTATCATTATATATAAATATAAATAGTTATTTGTCAATAAATATAAAAGTATGCTCAAATAAATCGACATTCTAAAAATTGCATTTAATTTTTCAATTAAAGTCATCGACATTGTAGGAAAAAATTCAGTTAATTTTTCTTTATAAAATAATATTTTGTAATCATCCATCCAAAATGGGTCATTTATATTTTCATCTTCCATCATCATATTATAATATTATTCTAATAATATTATATATAAAAAAATAATATTTATTTACCCATTTTAGAAAATATATTCGCAAATTGATTTATATCCAAATTTCCGTCTTTAAACATTTTCATTGGGTCTACTCCAGATAATTTAGAAAAATTACCCATCATATTTTGTGCCTCATTTATTAATTCCTTTTCATCCATATTACTACTCTTAAATGATGATTCTACCTCACCTATAACAAATTTTAATAAATTCTGTATACCCCCCTCTTCACTTGGATTTCCAAGTGAACTCAATAATTTCATTGGATCGCCCAATTCTGGGAAATCGTCCATATTAATTTTATCACTTATGTTTTTTGCCAATTGTGCAATTTTAGTGTTTTCAAGATTCTTCATAAATTCGGGTGCAGCAAAACCTTTACTTGAATCTTTATTCTTCTTTTTACCTTTCTTATTTTTAACAGGTTCTGTCCATGATTCCTCTTCTTCAATCAATATAGGTTCATCAATCTGCTGTGAACTATTTAATATATTATTTACATTATCAAATACCATTATCATTTTACTAAAATTCTTGTTTTCATCAAAATTATCTTTCACATATTCAATATATTCATCACTAAATGATATTGTATCATCTTCATTTTTTACAGTAAATAACATAAATATATCTGTAATAAATTTAAATAAATATGAATTATATTTTGAATCACAATCTTTTAAAATTCTTTTTAACAGTGTCTTAGACCCCAATTTTGGTAATTTATTTTTATAAGTCTTATTTTTTTTAATTATTTTTTCCTTTTGATATATAAAATAATCGGCGTTATTGTCCGAAATGGCTTCTAAACAAAATAAAAAGTTATCTGTTATTGCATATATAACCTGATTTTCATTATCTTCAAGTTTTCCTTTTACACTCTTTAAATCATATTCTAAGGTTCCTAATAATTCATCATGATACTTGAATTTCTCAATTAGTTCATTTAAAAGTGATAAATATCTTTCATTTGTAATAAGTATTGCTTCTGAGAAACTATATGTTTTTTGAGAATCTGTTGATTCAATTAATTCTTCATCCTTTACTACACTTTCTTCTTCAACTGAACCATCCAATGATATATCGTCTAAAATAACATCTGGATTTGATGTTTTTGTTTTTTTTGATGTATTCTTATTAGTTTTTGACATTCCTAATTATGATATATATATTATATATAATAATTATACTTTTATATACGCATATTTAATTCGTTTTTTAAATTATTTTTAATTATCTAATTATTTAATTATTATTTTTAATTTTATTTAATTTATTTAAGATTCTCTAATACATATTTTTCACACAATACAATAAATACCTTAAAATACTTATATATTATTTCTTTATTTTGTTCAGACAATTTTTCAAGCCACAAGTTTTTAATATTATCTCTAAACTTTAATCCAGAGGTGTCTTTCAATTCTTCTTGTCCACCACCCTCTAAAAAAAATGATTCGTCTTTATTAAAAATCTTTTCTTTATGAGGATAAATATATTGAATAAAATATTCAACTACAAGTTTTGAATTTGCAGATTTTACTAAAAAATATTTTTCTTTAAATAATGAAATATCTCCACTTTCAGGAAATAAATCACATAATTCGTTTACAAAATTATCAAGTTGTTGTAAAAATATTTGTTTAACCGATGTTGTTGACATTATTTATTAATTTATTTATATAATTATTCTTTCTTTTTTAAATCAAATTAATTATTTATTATTTTTATAATATTATTATTTATTATTTTTATTTATTTTTTATGTATTTTTTTATAATTTATTATTTTGTATTTTTTATAAAAATATTTATATCAACCCAATCTTGGAGGAGGTGATGGAACATCACTATTTCGTTGATTCATAAATCTTTCATAATCGGAATCCATCTCTGATTTTTTCTGATTTTTAATATCGTCTCTTGAATGCCCACTTTGTTCAAATGGATTATTAAATTTATTGTTTTGTTGTTCATTTACATATGGCTGGTATTGCATTGTATTATTATTACTGTTATTTTTACTTTTTGATGATGAATTATCTCCATAACTACCTTCATCAGGGGTTATTATAGAGTTATTTTCATTTAGAAATGCAAAAGATTTTTTTATAACAGTATTATTATTGTCTAAATATGAAAAAGAATCTGAAAATCCAATCATCGATATTGGATCCCAGTCTTCTATCCCCTTTTTTTCAATAACAACTGCATGTTGTTCTTTATACCATTTGAATATAGCAGAACCTACTAATAATTGAGGTTGTTTATTTCCATTTGAATTTATTATACATGATGGTACTGATTTTATATAAGGTGGAATTTTAACATTGGCATTATCAATATTTATTTTAACAAATTTTTGATTTAAATCAGGATCTTTATATAAAAGATTTAATAATTCTTTTGAATGTAAACATTTATTACTATAAAATAATATGTAATCATCCTTATTACTCATAATTAAATTTATATATATTATATAAAATAAGATATTTAATAATACGCATTTTTATGAAGTTATTATAAATTAAATTTTTATAAATTTAAAAATATTTTTTATAATTATTATCATTTATAAATTCTGTCCATTTATTATATATTTCGTTGTTTTTCATTATTTTTTCATTATTCTTAAAATTTTGTTGTTGATGAGATAACCATTTACCTAATTGTTTTATTTTTATATCTTTATCTTTCATACTTGGTCTTTTATTATTTATATCAATATATTTTTTTACTTCAATAAAATTATCATTCCATATCTCTTCATTTGATTGAAAATATTTTTTATATTTTTCAGATGTTATAAATTCACACCATTTATTATATATTTCTTCATTTTCCATTATATATTCTTTTTTTTTATAATTTTGTTGTTGAGTACAAATCCATAAACTTAATGTTTTTAAATTTTTATCATCTTTTGATGGTCTTTTATTGTTACTATCAATATATAATTTAACCTTATTAAATGTTTCATTCCATATTTCTTCATTTGATTGAAAATATTTTTTATATTTTTCAGATGTTATAAATTCACTCCATTTATTATATATTTCTTCATTTTCCATTATGTTTTCTTTTTTTTTATAATTTTTTTGTTGAGTACCTATCCAATAACTTATTTTTTTAATTTTACTATTTTTATCAATAGTTGATGGTAATTTATGATTAATATTGATATATTGTATTACTTGATTTAATGAATCATTCCACATCTCTTCATTTGATTGAAAATATTGTTTATATTTATCATCATTTAAAAAATCAGTCCATTTATTATATATCTCATTATTTTTCATTATACGTTCTTTTTTTTTATAATTTTTTTGTTGATTACAAATCCATGAGCCTATTTTTTTAATATTTAAATTTTTATCATCTTTTGATGGTCTTTTATTGTTACTATCAATATATAATTTAACCATATTAAATGTTTCATTCCATATTTCTTCATTTGATTGAAAATATTCTTTATAATTATCTTCATTAGTAAATTTTGTCCATTCTTTATATACTTCTTCATTTTTCATTATAAATTGTTTATTTTTATAATTTTTTTGTTGAGCACCAATCCATCTACCTAATTTATTAATATCTTTATTTTTATCTTCTTCCGATGGTCTTTTATTGTTTTTTTCAATATATTCTTTTACTTCAATAAAAATATTATTCCATTTTTCTTCATTTGATTGAAAATATATTTTATAATTATTATCATTAATAAATTTATTCCATTTATTATATATTTCGTCATTTTTCATTATAAATTGTTTATTTTTATGAATCTGTATATTAGTTCCAATCCATCTACCAAGTCTTTTTATTTTAATATCTTTATCTATAGTTAATGGTCTTTTTCCATTTTCATCAATATATAATTTAACTTCATCCAACCTTTTCATCCATATTTCTTCACCATTCTGTAAAATACCAATGCTATCATAAATAAGATTATATTTAAATTCTAAATCATTATTAATATCTTCTTCGTCATCATCGTCTTTTTCACATTCGTCCTCTTCATCATTATTAATATTTTCAATAGATATATAACCACCTATTTTTTTATTTTCAAATGATTTTTTAATTCTACTATCATTTTTAGCCATTACTTTTAAAAAATTAGAAATATTCTTTTCATCTTCTTTAGCTGAAAATGGTAAAATTACATTTGCAATAGTTTTATTTGGATGTAATCTTAAACATCTTCCAATAATTTGTATTAATGTAGTTTTTGAAGTTGGTAAATGTAAAAAACATACTCCTTTTGTTATTGGTGCATCAAATCCTTCTACCAATATTCTTACATTTATTAAAAATGCTGTTTCTCCATTTGTGTATTTTTCAATAATCATATCTCTTTTCTTTTTTGATGTATTACAATCAATATATTCAGAACTATTTAATCGCAATTCATTCATAAGTTTATTTATTTGTTTTCCTTCTTTTTGAGTATTACAATAAATTATAATACTTCTATAATGTTTTAATAAGTGTTCGCATATATTTTTGTTTGTTGGATCATCAGTAAATATTGGGACATGAATTTGATAATCACATAAATATTTTAAATCTATCATTTCACGAATATCTTTACTATAATATTCAAAATTATCACATTTGTCAATAGTTGCTGATAAATATATATTATTTTCATATTTATCTAAACTTTTTATTATTTTAGTATATTTTTTAACATTAATAAGTTCGTCTTCTTTATCATCAGATTCTTCCGTGTCTTCTTTATCATCAGATTCTTCCGTGTCTTCTTTATCATCAGATTCTTCATAATAATCTTCATAATCATAAATACTTGATTCTTCATCATAATGTTCATCAAAATGTTCATCATAATCATATTCTTCATTTTCATAATAAATAGCAGGTTTATTAATATGATGTGCTTCATCAACAAATATTTTTTCAAAATTTGAACAAAAATCTTCAATTAAATGAACAGAATTAAAAACACAAATCGTGATTAATTTCTTTTCATCAAAGTTATTATTACTATCACCTATTAATTGTATTTTATTTCTCAATTTTGGTTTATGTTTAATAATATCTTTTTTCAATTGATCCATTAATATAATTCGCGGAACTAAAATCAAATATTTTTTATTTTCTTGAAATGAATAAATGATAACTGAATTTTTACCAGTTCCAGTTGGTAAATTTATAATAACATTCTTATTATTTTTATTAATAACATCTATAGCCTCTAATTGATAATCTCTTAGTTCAAAAATAGTATTATCAACATGATATTCAGGAGGATTTATTATTAAATTTTCACAAAATTCAATTAATTCGTGTTTAATATATGGTCTATCCGTAAATAATTCACATCTCTCCAATAAATTTTTTGATAAAATGCAATCAGAATTTCTTGTAATAATTAAATCAGGCCATTTTATAATTGCTCTTTTTAATTCATTACAATAGATATTCTGACTACCAATAAATGTAGAACATTCCTTCCAACATAATGTATTTTTTCTTAATTTGCATTGAACAATAGTATTTTCTAAATCACAACAATCAATTCCTGTATCATTGCGGGACATTTTATTTAATTCTTTGAAATCCGGTTTAATATCATTATAATGGTAAAAAGTTTTTTTATATTCTTCGCTTAGTTTTACACATGAATAATATTCAAAAATTGTAGATAATTCTTTATTATCATATTCCTGTTTATTAGTTTTCTTTAAATCTTTATATCTTTCAAATATATTTATAATACACTTATTATAATACTCTTCCTGCATTAAATTGGTAAATTGTTTGGTTTATTATATTTATTATAATTAATTATCTGAATTAGAAAATTAATTATATCAATTTTTAATAATTCTTTAATAAAATTAATTATTTTTATAATAAATTAAATTTTGTGATATTTTGCCCGGATAATATTTACTATATTCGCGCCAATTCTTTTCTCCCACTATTTAACCAACCAATTTCCGCATGAAATATTAATAAAACTAAAAATATAACCAATGGCATATTTCGGCCGTCTTTATAATTATCGCATGTTATAGTAACATTATTATAGAAATATATTAAAGACGGCCATATAAATAACATTCTAATAAATATTAAATATAACAAACGGAATACGATAAATCCATTTGTCAAATATTTATTTCCAAAATGCATTGATAATAGTTTTGGCCCAGTTACAAGTGACATTCCTTCACTTAATCCAATCATTAATGATATTCCATATAATTTGTAATAGTCAATTATTATTAAAACTGTTATGCCTAACATATGATGTAAAAATAAATCCATTCTCATAGTTTTTTCTAATCGTATATAAACCTGATACCACAAAAGTATAGTATCAATTACAAAATATGCCATAAACATGTCATTATAATCTTTAAATATCTGTATAATTTTTTTGTTTTGTAAACATTTATCCATCCATATATAATGATAATTACGATATGCCTCATGCGCAATTGTTCCACATATTAAACTACGCATCATATTAATACTAAACTTCTCGTAAATGTGTTTTTGAATATCAAATGTTTTTAATACGTGATGAAATCCTAAAGTTAAACTACCCATTAAAAAAATATTATAATAAAATGTAATTCCAAACATCCTATTTGATTTAATTATATAATATATAATTACTATCTTTAATTTTATTATCATTTTATAATTTTTGTAAATTAGCGATTTTGAAATACAAAATAAAATTAAATTAAATTAAATTAAAATAATTCAAAAATCTTATTTCACAAACATCTTTTTAGAATATCCTATAACGGCACACGCCATACGTTTTCCTGCATGCCCAGTCGTTAAACTATCGTCATGTCCACCTTTACCTTCATCATCTGGGTCTTCATGTATTACAATAGAACGGCCAATAATATTGGATTTTGTTCCACGCAATTTAATCATCTTATCCTTAATTGTCATTTTTACATCACCATTTGAATCAGTATATATATTACCTAAATCGCCTAAATGTCTCTCTTTTGAATTTATTCCACCATGTTTTTTATTAAATGGATTAAAATGGGCGCATGCACTTATGCATGAATCTGTTAAATCACCAGCTTCATGTATATGAAACCCGTGAACTGAATTTTTAGGTAATCCTGTTATATCGATTTCAATTTTAACTTCTCTATTTTTAGCATCTTCGTAAAAATGAATTGTTCCTTTTATTTTTTTTGAATCTATTACTGAAACTGCTATAATAGGTTGCATATTTTTTTTCATTTATATATTTATATATTTATATATTTATATATATTATACTAAAATTAATTTAAAATTTTAAAATTATATATTTATAATAAATTAATTAAATGAATAATACTTTAAATAATACAATTTATAACGAAAAATATAATGAAGATTTTGATAAAAGCAACTTAATAAATATTAGTCTTGATGTAGTAAATAGTTCAAAGAATTTATTAATAATTGGTTATTGTAGATTAGATGATGGATTTCTTTATGCATCAAGGGCTTTAGAATCATTTAATTATAATATACATTTCTTTCCATATTTTAATTATATATTGGATAAAATTGATAATAAAGATAATATTTTACACGAATTTATTATTAAAAATGATATAAATATATGTTTATGGTGGAACAATAGTATAAAATCAGAAAGTATAAAGAATATTATTCATAATAAATTAAATAATAATGACCATTGTATTGAAAAAGCCGAAATAAAACATTATTTTTTTAATTGGGATCCTTTTTTATATAATTATCAAAAATATAATTCTTTAATATGGGAAGAGAGAATTAATGAAAGAAAAAATATATATCCATTAATGGAACATGTATTTTCATGTTTTGAAAAAGAAGTAAATTATTTCAAAAATTATTTAAATATATCATATTTACCACCCGGTTTTGACGAAACCATATCTTATTACTACGAAGACTCCACTTTTTCATGCGATGTTAGTATTGTATGTACAAATTTATATGATAATTTAGAAGAATTTCCCAAAGATTCAACTAATATAACACGTGCCGAAATAGTGAATCAATTATATGAAAATCGCAATAAAATAAAATTTCATATATATGGACCGGAAAACTTTAAAGAAAAATATCCAGAATGCTATAAAGGTTTTATATCATATAAAGATTGTTATAAAGTTTTTAGTAATAGCAAAATAAATTTATCTATACATCCAATGGTAAATGAACTAAATTCGATTAATTCTACTAAAGAATATTTCTCAGAACGTGTTCCGCAAATATTAGGATGCAAAGGACTATTAATGACAAATTCGAATTTTTCGCATATTTTAAAAAATAATATTGATTATATTTATATTGATAGTGAAAAAGGTATTGATATATTAGATATAATATATTATATTATAAATCCTGATAATAAAATAGAATCTGACAGAATTAGAGAAAATGGTTATAAAAAAGCAATAGAACATTATCAATGGTATAACTGGGCAAGTGTTATAGATAATATTATTCAAAAAGATCATTAATTAATTTATCATAACATGTTAATAAATAATTTAGATATATATCTTGATTGAAATCACCATATATTTTATCATAATATAAATCATAATTATTTAAAATATTTTGTATTTCAAATGTAAAATCATCTTGATCATTACATATAAATAAATATTTTTTTAAAAAAATAATATCTGAACATATTGATGGCTGTGTTAAAACAATTACTTTATTCATGATTAAATTAACAATTCGTATCATTTCCATTGTTTTATGTTCTTCTGAACAATGTATATTTATATATATTTTTGTTTTACTATAATAATTATTACGAATATCTCCATAACAATTCTTTAATAAGCATATCTGTTGTTTTTTTGTAACTTTTATTTTAGATATAATCGTTTCTCTATATTTATTATTTATCAATGATAATATATCAATGCGTTTTGAATCGATTGATATATTATTACTAATATTAAAATATGGAGGTATTAAATAAGTATTTTTATAAATATCTTTAAAAAAAGGAATATTTTCTTCGGTGTAATCAACTATATTAATAAGATTGTCTATTTTTCGTATCATCTTATAATATGATGGGTGACTCATTTGTTCAATATTAAAAAAAAATAATTTAGAAATAGGTGACTGTGATAATTCAAGTTTTTTAATTAATGTATTTAACATTTCAATTGTTCCAGTATAAAATATTTTATCGTATTCGAGTATTTTTGAAAATATTATATCGTTTTCATTTTCATCTTTATTATTACAATTATTATTACAATTATTATTACAATTATTATTACAATTATTATTACAATTATTATTACAATTATTATTACAATTATTATTACAATTATTATTACAATTATTATTACAATTATTATTACAATCATTATTACAATTATTATTACAATTATTATTACAATTATTATTACAATCATTATTACAATCATTATTACAATTATTATTCATAAATCTTTTTATTTTTATTTCATCATCCGCCTCAATATGTATTATTTTAATATTAATACTTTTATGTGCATAATATTTATCAATAAATTCTTTAATAGAATATATATATTCCTTATATAATTTAAATACCCAATTTAATGTTATATTTAAAAATAAAATATTCATTATAATAATATTAGTTAAAAAAAAAATTAATTAAACTATAACAATAATATATAACTAATTTATAAGATGATTAATATATTGTCAATATATAATATATATATTAATAATAAAATATATATTGATACACTAATTGAAAAATACCCTTTAATAAAATTAATATTATTAAATAATGTAAATGAAATATTTAATGAATTAATTAAACCACATATTTTATATTCAAATAATGTAATATTATATGAATTAGATGAAGATTTTGTTAAAAAATATAATGAAATGTCTTTATATAAATATAATATTTATTTATTTAATTATAATAATATTACATTGGTTGGACAAACACAATATAGTTTTTTAAAAAATTATAATATAAATATAATTGATTATTCTATAAATAATAAAAATATATTAGATAAATACTCATATAATGTTTATTATTTACCTGTACAAATAAATGATATTAATTTAAATAGCGATTTTATTCAAAAAGATAATGAACTTAGAGAACTTTCTATTGACTATGACTATGATATAATAAATAAAATATATGATTTATGTATATTATCAACAATTTTAGATGAATATTTAACAGAACAAAGTTTATCCAAAATTAATCTATTACTAATAAAAAATTTAGAAAGGGACTTTTTTAGTAAAGAAGTATTGGACTTTAAAATTATTTATATTGATAGTTATAATAATATATCATCAACTTATTATGAATTAATCATTCAAATATGTATTTTAAATAAAGTTATTGTTATAATAAATAAAAATATAAATATAAATGTAAATCCCATTTTTAAAAAATATGTAATAGAATTGAATGATTGTATAATAGAACACTTTATGTATAATATAATTTCAAATTATAATAATATATATTCTCGTATATATAATAATTTTTATGAATACGATTTAGACAAAATAATAGAAACTACTAAAATGGCATCAGATTATACAATAAATGAAATCATAAATAGAAATAGATATGGGTTTATTATATTAAGACACGTTAATTCTGAATACACTAATAAATATTGGATTCAATGTTATAATTCTATAAGAAAATATTATTATAATAAAATTATTATCATTGATGATAATAGTAATGAAAATTATTTAGATAAAAGTATTAGTAATAGTTTAATAAATTGTCATATAATAAAATCGGAATATCCTAAAAGGGGTGAAATTTTGGGATATTATTATTTAATGAAATATAATTTATTTGATAAAGCCGTTATTTTACATGATTCTACTTTTATTAATAAATATATTGATTTTTTCAAATATGATAAAGTAAAATTTTTGTGGCATTTTACACATCATTGGGATAGTCAAGATGATGAAATAAAACTATTAAAACTTATCAAAAACAATACAGAATTACTTAAATTTTATGTATTAAAAAATAAATGGATGGGGTGTTTTGGATTACAAACTGTAATAGAATCGTCATTCCTTAAAAATATTGTTACATCATATAATATATTTAATATAATGAATTATATTGATTCTCGACCAAAACGAATGAATTTGGAACGAATACTCGGTTTAATATTCGTATATGAAAATAAAGATTTAATAAATGACCCGTCTATATACGGAATTATTCATCATTATATTCATTGGGGATATACATATAAAAAGTATATTGAAAATCCAATGGAAACATCACATTTAGATATAATAAAAGTTTGGACAGGTCGTTAATTATTATCCAATATATTTAAAAATCTTTTTTCAAATTCGAATTTATTAATTTTTTGTAAGTTCTCTATATTATTATTTACATTTTTAATAATACTAATAGTTTCTTCAGTATTTTCTAAAATTGAAAGTATTGAATCTTTTAAATAATATTCTTTAATAATGCCTTGATTAATAATTGATATATCATTATCATATACATTTGAATATTCACAATCTATTAACCATCCATTTAATTTATCTCTTATTATTTCATTATTAGGCGTCCAGTTCATTGTTAATAAAGGCGTTCCGCAATATAATGATTCATAAAAACCTAAGCCTAATCCTTCATGTGAACCCATATGAATAAAAATATCATTTTCGATATATTTATTAATAATATCTTTATATGATAAATTTGATACATAATAATTTATATTATCACATTGATATTCGTTAATAATATCGGGAATTTCCACTCCTTGTATATAAACATTTAAAATCCATTTTTTATTAATTGCCGAATTATAATTTTTTCTATAAATATTATAAAATGATTGTATTATTAAATTTATATTTTTTCTACTTATGGAATTAAAACCACCTATACAACAGAAATTTATAACACTATCCTTAATTATTCGGTCTAAATTATTATTTTTAATGTCTTTAATGGCTTTAATATATTTTATATTTGAAAAATATGGATGATTCATATGAAACCCTAAATTATATGTTTTCTCTGGATATATAACTTTCATAATATTATATGACTCCTCATTATTTGTTAATATTTTATCAAAAACATCATGATAATTTATTTCAACTAACCGTATACATTCAATATTTACAACCAAATATAATTTAACACCTAATAATTTTAATAAAAATGAAATTCTAAAAATATTAATAAAGGTGGCTTCAATAATAATAACTTTTTTTATATTATTTGTATATATAAAATTAATAATCTCGTCTAATTCAATATTTTCTCTATAATTTTTTGAATAATGTATATTTTCATATATCCATTCATTTTTATCCGTTTGTAAAAGCAAATTATCGTGTGTACAATGATATGGTTTAAAACTAAAAATATGTGGATTATAACCAATATTTTTTAATGTTATATAATAATCTCTTCCTTGAATACCTAAACCTTGATCCGCCCATGGAAGAATAATACCAATATTTTTATCATTTAATAAATATTTTGATTTATGGTTATTATTAGTCATTGAATAAATTTTTTTCATAATTTTATTTTCAATAATATCATCTGTTATAGAATATGGAATATTTCCCAATGATATAATTTTATTTTTATCAAAATAAATATTTTCAATATTATATTTCCAGTCTTTTATATCAAATTCATTTATAAATATTGCATAATTATTTAATAAATATTTTAAATTACCGCTTTTTGTTGATAAAATAGGAATTTTATTCATCATTCCTTCATATGCTACTCTACAGAATGTTTCTTCACATAAAGATGGTATTAATAAAATACGTGTTTTTAAATAAACCAATTTAATATTTATTTTTTCTGTTATAAATATATTTATATTATTCTTCTTATTTCGTTCATTTATTAAATTATTTATATATTCAATCGTAATATTAGGGTCGTGTTCTGTATAAATGATTTGTAATGGTATTCGAATATCAAGATTTTCGCATAAATATTTTATTAAATAACCTCCTTTATTATAATGACAATTTATAATTGTTACATATTTAATCTTTGAAAAGGATTCATCATTCTCAAAATTTAATTTAACGTAAAAATCGTCTTTTATAGATATACTTTCAATTAAATCGAGTTTTAAATTGTAAAATTTATATATAATATCATTAACAAAATTAGATGCTACATATGTATAACTATTTTGAATAATACTTTTAAATTCATCTGTTTTCTCTAATCTTTGATTTGACATCATATTCAAATTAATATTCATTCCATTAAATTTAATTATATTTTGCCAGAAACAGAATCCTGTTAAAAATGGAATTTCTAAAATATTACTTATCTTCATGTAAAATATACGATCTGAACCTTGGTGATTAATAAATTCTGGATTTAATAATTTAATCATTTTAATAATTAATATTAAATCCTTTGGCATTTGTATTATTTTCACATATTCTAAATTAATCATTTTTATGTTATTAAAATAATTATTTCGAAATGGATCAAAAAAACATATAAAATAATTATCATAGCCATTTTTATTAAATATCTTATTCATTGTTAATAACCAATTTTCACCACCGCCGAAAGGTGGATATCCCCAATCAGCTATTGTTAAACAGCGTTTTTTATCATTTACATCGATATCAAAATCTAATTTTAATATTGAAAAATTATCTATTAAATTTATTGTATTATAAAATTCATCGCTATTTAAAGTATTTTTATTTTTACTATTATATATATCATTATAATAAATATACTCACTTATATTATGTTTATTTAAGTAGTTTAAGTTATTTAATGGATTATTCTCTATTAATTTTTTTAAATTATTTTCAATTTTAACAGTATTTATATAATCTATTATATTATAAATATATTGGTCTGTTATATGCTGTGTTTGTATATCATTATCTATTATTTCGGTGTTATTTATTAAAGTATTAGTTTTGTTTGAAGCGTCTTTCTTTAAACTCGACGCATTTTTAGAATAAAAAAAATAATTATTACCTATTTTTTTAAAATTATCATAATATATATTTTTATCATCAATCTTATCTAAAATATTATTTAAAAAATTTTTTACATCACTGGGTTTTTCATTATTATATTCATTTTCATTATTAATTTCGTATTCATCTCTATTATTAATTGGTGTATTATAATTTTTATTGCATTCATTATTTTTAAATATATCTTCATCACTAATATTATTTGTAGTTGGAAGAGAATATTTAATATTACTATTATCGTAATTTATACTTTTATTATTTGAATGATTCGAATCATTCGAATCATTTTTTTTAATTAAGTCGACTAAATATTTTTCTTGATAATAAGTTTTATCAACTTTTATAAAAGACTCATCCCCCCATAAATCCCATTTAATATTTATTATATTACCAATTATTTTAAATGTTCCTTTTTCTTTTATTTCATTTTTTTTAAATAAAATATTTTTATCTAAATTTAATATACATTTTTTTCCCCATTCAGTGTGTTTAAAATTATATTCTTCTAATGTTTGATTTGTTATAAATTCATCTCCAAATTTTTTTAAATAATAACTTTCATGATTATCATATGTAATATAATCTTCAAATAAATCACAATTGTACCAGCGAATTGATAAAATATTTAAATTAGAATTATTTATTTTATATTCTCCTTCTTGTTTATCTTTATCACGTATTATTGTTAAATTAATACTATCTAATAGACATTCGCCTGTCCAATCTATGTGAATGAAAATATTTTTTATTTTCATTATTATAATTTAAAAAGATTATTTTAATTTTTTTATAACTTATTTATACATTTTATAATATTATTATTATAATTTTTATTATTTGATTTTGGGTTATAATTTTATTTTTGGTTATAATTTATTTTTATATAAATTCTCTATTTCTATCGCCATCCTTTCATATGGATGTTCATAATTTTGATTATTAACAGGATAATATTTTATATCTTCTATTGAATTTGGATTATCATTATATGAAGCCTTATTAATTTTATTTTTAGAATCAACATAAATCCATTCATCTAAATCTGGGTTGGCGCGTACATTATCTTCTTCTTCTCTTTTCTTTATTCTTTTATAGTTATTTTCTTTTATATATATATCTACATCGTCTGGATAAAGTTTTTGATATAAATGTACTTTTTCATGTATTAATAATTTAATGAGTCTTTCATCCGAATATTTATCAACTTTTGTATTTGGTAATATAATTATATCACTCCTTGTATGAGGTAAACCATTTTCATAATACTTTCCTTGTATACATCCTAATTTCCAATCAATATTTACCAATTTTTCACCTTTTAACCAATCATAATTAAGATTATTTAAAAAAACATCTGCATCTTCACAACATTTTATTAATTTATTTTTTTGAGAACCATTAAAATTACTTGATGCAGTATACATTAAATTTATATATTCATATATATTATTCACTTTTCTTGCATATAAATCATTTTTATAAAATTTTTCATGATATCCATCATCATTTTCTCTTAAAATATTAAATAGTTCATTTCTATTTAAAAATATTATATTATTTCCGAATTTTTCAATGTTTATCCTTTTTGAAATATTATTATCTGTTATAAATAAAAATATTATACTTATTACAATTAATATAATTATTTCGACTATAAAAATATATAATAAATACATTATATAATTTACTGTGATAAAAAAATAATTATTATAGATTTTTAAACTAATATTTTTATTATTGTTTAAATTGTTAAGTTATTAAATTGTTAAGTTATTAAATGTATATTAAAGTAATTCGGCAACATTCATTGGTAATGGTAAAATTTCAGTATTATACATTTTTTGTATAAAATTTAAAATATTACGCTCTTTTTTTGTAACAAAATTAATAGCCGTACCTTTTCTTCCAAATCTTCCACTTCTTCCAATACGATGTATATACGTCTGTGGATATTTTGGCATATCATAATTTATTACGAGTGATACTTGTTGTATGTCAATCCCTCTTGATAATATATCTGTTGTAATCAATATACGGGTCTGTCCAACTCTGAATTCACTCATAATCTCTTCTCTCTCTTTTTGTATCATATCTCCATGTAATACTGATACTGCAAAATTCTTTTCAATCAATGCATATTTTAATTCATCCGCTTTATACTTTTTATTACAATATACTATTGCCTGACCGATGGATACATATTTATATAAATCAATTAAAGCATCCAATTTATACTGTTCATCTAAATTTATATAATATTGTTCTATTCCATCAAGTGTTAATTCGTCATCTTTAACTAAAATTGATAAATATTCGGGTTTTAATAGATTACCAAATAATTCGGCCATTTCAGGAGGTATTGTTGCACTTATCAATACAACCTGCGCCTCTCGCGGTATATTTTGAAATATTTTTTTTACTTGTTTTCTAAAAGATACTGATAAAACATCATCCGCTTCATCAACAACTATCATTTTTATAGAGTCGGATTTAATAATACTTTTATTTATTAAATCACTTATTCGACCGGGTGTTCCAATAATAACATGTTCTTTTATATTATCAGATACATATTTATATTGCATATCACCACCAATACACAAATTACATTTAATAGTTGTATATTTCGCTAAATTTTGAAATACCTTATATGTTTGGTCGGCCAACTCGCGCGTATTTAGTACAATAATACATTGTGTTTCATTTAAATCAACATTAATCCTATGTAATAAACCAATTATAAAAGTTGCTGTTTTTCCTGTTCCTGAATGAGATTGTATTACAATATCATGTCCATCTATTATTGGTTTTATAGCAACACGCTGTATAGGCGATGGTTTTTCATATCCATAACTATATATTCCCCTTAATATATCATCGTTTAAACCTAATTCTTCCTGCTCAAAGGTATCATAATATTCAAGATTTTGTGAGAGGGTATAATTTTCAAATAATTCATTTTTTGACATGTTTTAATATTTATATTTAAAATTGTTTTATATTAATTTATTTTTTATAAAAAATAGATTAAAATAATTAAATAATTAAATAAATAATTAAATAAATAATTAAATAAATAATTAAATAATTAAATAATTAAAAAGAAATAAATAATTAAATAAATAATTAAATAATTAAATAAATAATTAAATATATTTTTATTTAAGAGTAACATCATATTGATACAATGGTTTTACATAATTACCACATACACTTCCATCAACTTTAGGGCATGGTTCTAATTCTTCATATGGATTCATATCATTTATTTTTGGCGCAACTACATTAGGACGATGATTATCTCTAACAACAAGTCGAGTGCTTGTATTAAATTCTCCGGGAAAAGTTACTTGCTCTTGTGGATCATGACATAAAGGATCAAATCTGTTCCATCCAGTTCCACGTAAATTTGTTACAGGATTACTTAAACGGGTATCTTCTGTAGGAAAATAACAATCTGGAAAATTAACTAATTTAGAATTTTCTAAAGAATTGTTATTATCAATACACTTTGACAAAGGTTTTTTAATATTTAATAGTTCAGATTCCAAATCAACAGGACCATAATAAAATCTCCAATCAAAATTAGAATTTAATGATACACCATTTTTCTGATTTATAATACGAGGATTATCATTAAAACAATTATTACACATTATAGGAGTGTCATATAAATAATTTCCGGGGCCAGTTGATTCTTGATTATATTTTTTAACTTCACAACTATCATATTTTAATCTATTAAAACTCATTTATATTATAAATATATAAAAGATATTTAAATACAAAATTAATTACAAAATTAAATACAAAAATATTTTTCAAAAAATATTTTACAAAAATATTTTAATTATTAAAAAATTTTTAATAATTGAAATAATAATGTTTGGCTAAAATTTTGGCTAAAAAATTTGTCTAAAATTCTGCTTAAAAATTTGACTAAAAAATTGTCTAAAATTCTGTAGAAACATTTATTTTAATATTTTTTTAATTTTTGTTTTAATTTAGTATTTATTAAAAATAATAAATTAGAAAAAAATATTTCTATATATTATATTATAAATTAAATGAGTTCAAATAGATTAATATATGATACTGGTGCATATTCTAAAGCTTTAAAAGAATCAACCGCCCCCATAGACTATATGTTATATCCAGGTAAATTTGAAAACTGTGCGAAATGTCGTATTGAATTTGGTACTGTTGGAGGAAATGGTGTTTCTCTCTTCAGTGGAAATCTAGTTGACCTTGAAAGTGAACTACGTGGCCAAACACGTATTGCAAGTCTAAACCCCGATACGATGTATAATCCCGAAAAAAACAAAACAAATAAAACTAAATTATCTCATCAGGCTTCTTGTCAAATGCAGTATTATCCTAAGGTTCCTATGCCCGTTCCAACTAAGCCATCTAAATGTAATTATGCTAAACACTAAATAAGCAAATAAATAGATTTATAATTCTATAAAATTAAATACTACAAATCCAACTGTTGTATTATTTTGTGGCAACTTTCTATGAAATCCATTTTGAAAAGATATAAGAACATCACCTTTATTTCCTAAAAATGTCTTTATCTGTTCATTTTTTATATTACTTTTATTTATATGGCTCTCTTCAACATATACGGGTGGTCCATATTCATTCGACGGTATATCTGATAAATATATTGTTACTTTAATACATTTGTCTATATTGTCAAAATGAAATGAGCATGGATTATTTACATTCATACATATTTGTACATTATTCCTTAAGAACTTCCATCTTTTATCTGTTATTTTATTTAATATAGTTTCTAATAAATTAACGTCAAAGTAATTATATATATCTGGTAGCAATTTATGAACATTATATATATCAATCATACCTATTTCATTTACTCTATTTTTACTACCTCTATTATCAATTACTGGTAAATAATAATACTGTATTTTTTTATAAGAGTCAACAGATGTATAAGTATTATTCACATAAAATGTTTCTTCTTGAACATCATGCCTTTTTTTTATATGTGTATATATATGGTTATTTATCATAAAATTTTTAAGGTATTCATTGAAATTATTTATTACATCTGTTGAAAATACGGATGACAAAAATAAATACCCCTTTTTATTAAAATCATATTCTATAGACATTTTATTTTATTATAAATATTATAAATTATTTATTTATATTATTTTAATTTATAATTAAAAATTGATGGATAAAATTATCTATAACTGATTGTTAAAATAAATATTATAAATATCTATACATCTATACAAGATAATAGTGCAATCACATTTGAATAATTGTTTATATAAAATGTCACAAAATTTTGAAAAGATTGATGAAGGTATTAAAGAAAATAATGATTTCATACCAAATCTAGAAGAGCTTTGTGACCGTTTAAATAGTACTTTTAGTACAGGTGATGTAGAGTTCTATACATATGAGGATGAAACAGTTGTAATATTCGGTAAATTTGGGAACACAGTAGTGCAAAAAAGCAGATATACACTAGAAGATATTAATATTGGTGGTGTAATGATTACATATGAGACCGTTCCTCCACAAATGATACCTATGACAGAAAATTATTTTAGATGTAATCCTAAAATTGTTTCAAGTTTATTCCTAAATTCTATATGTGCTTGTGGGAGGCATGTCTTACAAGACAAATGTGCTTTTGGGAATTTCATAGAAAACCAAGAAGATTATGACGGATTAGTTAAAAAAATTCGTGATATTCACGGTAGTCCGATACAACATTGATTCTAAATTCAATGGCGTATTTTCCAAAATATTAAATTATGGAAATACGTTTTTTATAAGATTCAACATATGTATAAGTATTATTCACATAAAATATATCTTCTTGAACGTCATGTATTTTCTTTATATGTGTGTATATATGTGTATATATGATTATTTATTACTTCTGTAAAAAAACTGATAACAAAAATAAATACCCTTTTTTATTAAAATCATATTCTATAGACATTTTATTTTATTATAAATATTATAAATCATTTATTTATATTATTTTAATTTATAATTAAAAATTGACAGATAAAATTATATATAACTGATTTTTAAAATAAATATTATGAATATCTATACAAGATAATAGTGCAATCACATTTGAATAATTGTTTATATAAGATGTCACTAAATTTAGAAAATATTTTTTCCCTTGATGCATTGATTAAAAAGAATAATGAATTCATGCCAAAGCTAAAAGAGCTTTGTGAGCGTTTAAATAGTATTTTTAGTACAGGTGATGTAAAGTTCAAAATATGGAATCCAGAAGATGATCTATTCGAAGATGAAATAATGCCTTTAGAACCACTGGTAATATACGGTGAATTTTCACACGAAGTAGTGCTTCAATTAAAAGACAATGATACACAAGAAGATACTACAGATTCAGTTAATCATATCACTATTTATGGTGTATCGGTTTCATTTGAGACCCACCCTCCACAAATGATACCTATGACAGAAGAATATTTTAGAGATGATCTTGAACTTCTTTTAGGTATACCCACATGTGCTTATGGGAATTTTTTAGAAGACCCTGAATCATTCGACATCTTAGTTGAAACTATTCGTGGTATTCTTAATAGTCGGATACATTAATTCAGAATTAAATAGTGTATTTTTCAAAATATTAAAGTAAATATACACTGATTTTATAAAATATGATTTATATATAAAAATTGATAGACTTTATATTAAATTAGATGTATAAATATATTACATAATATATAATGTAACATTATTAATGATTTTATTATACTATAAACTAAAATGAATATGTCATCTCTACCAATAAAGAAGCGAAAATATCTAGAAAACCCAAGTGAGTTAACTCCTAAATTGTATAAATATAGGAGTCGCTTTGAAAAATGGTTAGAAGGAATGCGTCAAAATGATATAATAATAAATTTTATTACTGAAATCATGTCTCAATTAGAGGCAAGTGACGAAAATGATTTTAAGGGAATCCTGTGTGTCCTTCGTCGCAATGAAAAAACTGTCGCATATACATCGGAAGGTCCTAAATTCAAATTCATTTTTGAACAGGTCGAACAATACTTAAATAATAAAGACTATTGTTCTGAAAATTTTCAAAAAACTCTTAAAGATTTTTCTAATGGAAAAGATAATAGGATCCAAAGTATCATTTGTTATATAATTTCACATTTTCAAAGATGTATTAAAAGCAATGATTCTATTAAAATAGTTTTTGAAGAAAATGGAATTCCTGCGTCACGAAATCCTTGGAATCATACAGCTTTAGCTGGTAATCGCCACTTTAATGATGTCTTAAGTAAAATTCTTAAATCATACGATAACGGGAAATACGTAAGTATATTAATTATTAAAAATAAAGATACGTATAATATCCTTTATCACGAATTTAATGAACAACTTGGTCAATTTTTAACAAGAACTTCATAAGTAGAATTTTTAACAAGACTTGATTATGGAATCATTATATATAGATTTATCATTTATATAATGATAACATTTATAAATATAACTATATTAAATAATTTAAATATTTTTATATAAAATTAAATATATATTAGATATATTTGCTGGTAACTTTATTAATTTTTATAAAGTATTTAAAAATAATTTACAAATATTATCTTGATTTGAAAATGTTATATATTGTCCGTTAGATGACATAGATGATACGTATGCAGAATTATTTATTGATGATGTATCAAATATTTTCCATTCAAAACCATAATTTTTTGAATATATTACTATTATTTTATTTGTTTTTATTAAACTTATATATTGAAACTCACCTGTTGATGATATATAACATTTTATAGGAATATATAATCCATATGATTCTAAACCGGGTATTTCAGTAATAATATATTCTGTCCATGTTCTTCCATAATCATTTGATAAAAAATAAGATTTAATTGTTGTTGCTAATTGATATTTACCACACCCTGACATAGATATATCATAACCATCATTTGGTCCAGTATTTTCAATAAACTTAAAAGTCATTCCATAATCATTTGAAACATAAACATAACCACCTGAATAATCTTCTCCTAAATAATCAATTAAAGAAATATGTTGTCCACTTATAGACATCGCACTGCCATATATATTTCGAATCGTTGAAATTACTATTGGTATCCAATTTAATCCATAATTATTTGATAAATATATAGATGGTGTAGTCGGTTCTAAAATAGCACCATTTACAATCATTTGATATTTTCCATCCCCTGACATATTTATATTTACTACATTCGTCAAACCCAAATTTTCACCCTGAATCCAATGAAATCCATAATCATTTGATGTATAACAATTACCATTCAACTCATATACAGTGTGATATTGTCCCGTCAATGACATATTATTTTGAGACCATTCTTTGATATCACTTATTTCATCCCAATGATTTCCATAATCAGTTGATAACAATATTTTACCATTTGTAATACTGACTGCTTGTATCTGACCATTTGATGATATTCTCACTCTATTTATATTTTTATATAATGGTGAATTATTATTAAAAGTAAATGTTTTTCCATAATCATATGATATTATTATTTTATTTGTAAGTGTTGATATAGATATTATAGAACCATCTGCTGATGCCGATATACCATTTAGACTATAATCAAAATATTTAATTGTCCAAGTTATTCCATAATCATAAGACAATGCTGTATAATTAGATTGTGCTGAACAATATACGTATTTACCCGTTTCTGATACTGTAATATATTGCCATAATAAAGTATTAGGATATATTAAATTCCATGTTATACCAAAGTCATCTGACCTAAATATACCATATCCACCCTGTTCAATTAAATATTGATATTTTCCATCAATCATCGAGTCGGGCGATTTATTTATAACACATCCTATTACATTTACTCCTAAACGCACTGGTTCTGTCCATGTTAAACCGTAATCATATGATAATGTATATGAACTCAAAAAAACTTCGTCTCTTGAATTACTGAATGTTGTTACAACTACCAATTGTATTTTACCAGTATATGATAGAGATACGCCATAATAATATCCAGGTGTTTTTCTATTTTGAGGTGTTACATCAATCCATGATAAACCGCTATCCTTAGACATATATATATATCCGCCCATATCAGGGTCATCATAAAAACTAACTGCCGTTTGATATTGGCCCGTCGCGGACATACTTATTGCCCACCAATCTTTATTTGTATTGACTATGTTAAGTTCATCATTTATATTTTTAGTTACAGATAAATCAATTATTGTCCAAGTTTCGCCATAATTAGATGATATCAAAATACCACCGCTTTGTTGTAAAACGGATTGATATTTTCCATCATTTGATATACTTACACCAGTAAATAATCCTATACATGATGTATTTTTAATTGGTTTCCAATTTATACCGTAATTATTTGATATAAAAATTCGTCCATTATTTGAATTTTGAATGGCTATTTGATATTTACCCGTTTCAGAAATAGATATATTCCACCATTTTCCAGATAACTCAATTGAATATGTCTTTTGAACATTTATTTTTGAAAAATCAATATTAATATTTGATAATGAAAAAAATATATTACTGTCTTCTTTTATGACTTCCATAATTTCTTCTATAATATATTCTAATATTTTATAATTTAATTTAGATAACAATAATATTAAAATAATTTATTATAATATTAATATGAACATCTTCTTAATATTTCCAATTCACTTATTTTCAAATATTAAATTATTAAAAGATAAAACTGTATATATAATAGAAGAACCTCGTTATTTTACGGACTTTAAATATCATAAATTAAAATTGGCTTATCACAGAGCTTCCATGAAACATTATTTTGACTTTCTTATTAAAAATAATATAAAAGCTCATTATTTTGATTTTAAACTCATTACAAATGATTTTTATATAAAATTAAAGAATGATTCTCAAAATATATGTTGTTACGATACGAATGATATACTTTTAAATAATAAATTGAAAAAAAATATTAAAACGTTAAATATTCTTCCAACACTTAATTTTTTAGTAGATGAGCCTATTATAAATGAGAATTTAAATGAATTTTCAAAAAAGGATAGTAAAACGGGTATTCGAAAATATAATCATGTCGGATTTTATAAATGGCAACGTATAAGACTCAATATTTTAATGGACGGCGACGGAAAACCGACTGGGGGAAAATGGTCATTTGATGAAGAAAATCGTCAAAAACTTCCGAATGGAATTAAAATACCTCAGATTATTAATTTAAATAAAAGTAAAGGTGTTTCGAAGTATGTTGATGAAGCCATTGATTATGTAAATTCGCATTTTAGCAAAAATTATGGAAGTCTTGATAATTTTATTTATCCTATTAATCACAGTGATGCCAAAAAATGGTTAATGGATTTCTGTAAAAACCGATTTTCTAAATTCGGATTATACCAAGATGCTGTAACGGCGCGGAAAGAGCCTTTTTTATTTCATTCTATATTAACTCCTATGATGAATATCGGCCTATTAACGGATAATGAAGTTCTTAAAATCGTTCTTAAATATCAGGCGAAAATACCAATTGAAGCCTTTGAAGGGTTTATTCGTCAAATTATTGGATGGCGTAACTATATGTATACAATATATTTACTTGAAGGGGGGACTATTCCTAAAATGAACTTTTTTAATCATAATAGAAAACTTTATAAAAAGATGATGTGGGAAGGTAATACTGGTATACAACCGATTGACGATATAATTAGTAAAATTAATGAATTTTCATATGCACATCACATTGAGCGTCTTATGTATTTGGGCAATTATATGTTAATATGTATGGTAAAACCGAGTGACGTATATGAAATATTTATGGAATGGACGATTGATGCATATGATTGGGTAATGATGGCGAATGTATATTCTATGTCACAATATGCGGATGGAGGTATGATTGTAACGAAACCGTATTTTTCGTCATCGAATTATATTTTAAAAATGAGTGATTATAAGAAGGGAGAATGGTCAACTGTTTGGGATGCGTTGTATTATAATTTTATTTATACACATAAAGATTATTTATCAAAAAATTATGGTACGGCGCGCCAAGTGGCACATTGGAATAAAAAAAGTGAAAAGGATAAAAATATTATTATTAAAACGGCGAATGATTATCTAAACGGAAAGATGTGTGTTTAATATCTTATAATGATACGTCTAATTTAATTTAATTTAAATTTATTTAACTTTATTTTCTAATAATATATTATATAAAATGAATAAGAGTCGTGTATTAGCAGATCTGTTTGATCTTGAATATATGGGAATAAATAGTTCAGGTAAAAACATTAAAACAAGAAACTCATTTGATCAAATACAGGATGATTTCAGGATTTTTTATCCTAACGAGTTATTTAAAGTTCTAATTTCTAAAAGTGAGGCTAGTAATAATTTTTATGAATTATTTAATAATTCAATTATAATATTTAATGATAAATATAAAGAAGGAAAGCTAAATGATATTGAAAAAAAAGACATGAAACGTATATTTGATAAATATTTATGTATGATGGCATATTTATCGTCTAATCATAGAATGGGAATTTATTCACAAGAATTAGGTGGAATTCTTATTTCATTAAGTAAATTACCTCGAAATATAGGAAGAGGTGTAATATTTCGTGTATTAGAATATCTGAGTGATAAATCACCTGGAACTTTTAACGAATTGAAAAGTATTATTTTTCAATTAATAGGTTCGAAACAAATTAATAAAAATAACTTTATTCAAGACCTGTTCAAGAAAGACACCAAAATTAATTATAATAGTTATGTTAAAAATAACGATATGAAAAATAATCAATCAATAAAATCAGAAAAAAATTTACAAAATAATCTAAGTAAACAAGTAACACAAACAAATACTAATGTAACACAAAAGAATACTAATGTAACACAAAAGAAAACTAATGTAACGCAAAATAAAACTAACGAATATGACCATGAGAAACGACTATGTGTTCGTAAGGCCTTTCTTTTTAAAAAAAATCATCCTTTTAGTTGTAGACGTATCTTTTTCCGTCCCAAAGAATGTAAATGTGAAATGAAATGAAAATAAAAAATATTTTTTAAGTAAGAATTTATTTTTCCGTAACAAAAGATGTACATGTCTTCATCCATTAATAAAGAAATAATATATAATTATTATATAACGTATATCTGGTAACTAATAATTAAATTTAACAAAATAACAATAGTCTAATTTAAAAATAATTTTTATTTAAAAAGATATACTTATTTGTAATATACCATAATTTTATAAATAAGAATAAATAAGTAGTATGTAATATTAAAGTAGTTTAACATTATATAAATTTTATATTTTTACAAAAAAAAGATTATAATAATAATATTTTATACAAATATTATTATGAATACTCTATATAATAAAGAGTCATATAATTTTTGAAAAATATATTTTATTACTTATATAAAATAAATAAAACTATTATATTATTATTGTTAAATTATATAATATACGAATCCATTAATTATACATTTTTTAACAATAATTTTAATAAAAATTAATTAATATTATTTATTTACTACATGTAACATTTTACATTAACTCTTTAAAAATACATATAGTTGAATGCATTTTGAAGTTGTCTTTCGGCTTTGTCAAAATCAATATATTTTTGCATAATTTTTTTAAGTATTTCTATATTAGCTTTTACTTAACTCTTTACATAAACATTTTATAATACTACTTAAAGAATCGTACACAATGCACACGATTTTAAATATTATTTTTATTTACGTATAAAAGTAGTTAAAAAAGTTTGTTCAAGTCTGTAATACTCAATAAATTTTTCCATAATTATTTCAAGAGCTTCTATATTAGCTTTTTCTGTAGTAGTATTATCTATATATTGTTTACAAAAATGAAATATAGTATTTACTATATAAATATATTTTAACAAGAAGTCTTTATTAAATTTTATTTTATACATCGAACTTTTATTTACTCTACTACTAATTTTTCCATATTCATTTTTTCCTTCACTAGAGTAAATCATCATTTTTTCAAAATCTTTTAAACCATTAACATTATTTATAAACGACTGAAAAATAGAAGTTATACCCTGACGATATGTTCTTTCATAATTTCTATATTTTTGAGTACGTGGTAATACATTATCGATGGAAATTAATGTATTCGTTTTTAATTTATTATTAGAATTTTTCTGTATATATTCTTCTATTTTTACCACAAGCTTTTCACAAATTTTTATATATTCCTGAAAGAAAATAAAGTCATATTCATAATTATATTTTTCAATTTTACTAAAAATGTTTTTTTCTATATTATTATTTCCAACTGAATTAAGTATACTATTTAAATTTGCTATATGTTGTTTCATCTTTTTTAATTCTTTATCAATTGATAATATATTATCTTGAAGTTTCTTTTCATTATTTTTAAGCATACGTATAAACCCATTATTAATATTTTGTCCATTTAGTTCTAATATTGAACTTGATAATTGTTCATTAATTTGAACTATTTTCTTTAATTTATTATTTATACTATTATTAGTTAAACCGTTACTCATTATATATATATATTATTAGATATTTTTATTAAATATTTATAAAATAATTAATATATAAAATAATTAATATATAAAATAATTAATATATAAAATAATTAATTCTTTACATAAACATTTTATAATACTACTTAAAAAATCATTCACTATACACACTATTTTAAATATTATTCTGGTAAAAGGTTAACAAAAACGAACAATCCATCTAATTTAAAAATTGATTTTTAAATCATTTATATTATTAAAACAACCTATAAACTAATAATAAGTCGCGACTAAGTAATAATTATGAGTTTTAAAAGTATTTCAGTAAACGCAGATGAGGTAATTAAACGAGACTTTATTGATAATGATAAAGATGTTGTATTTGCCACACAAATCATTGAACATGATGGGTATGACAGATATGGCCCCGAGTCTGACCTATTTACACTATATATTTTTACAAAAGAAGATAAAGAATATGTATTATACCGATATTATTATGAATATTGGTATGATGGAAACCAACAAAATTATGATTTTGAATTAAAATGGAATGTGAAAGATATTTCATTATATGATTTAGAAAAGATATATGATTTTAAAAGTGAAATTAAAAATAGTGATTTATTATCAATTTTAGAACCTAAATTACATAGGATTGACTCCTTAATGAAGAATCGTGCTTAATTTATCAAATCTTTTAGTTAAAATATAAATATAAATATAAATATTAAAAATAATTTTTATTATATTGCATATTTATAATTTTTTATTAATATAATAATAATAATAATTGCCATTAATAGTATCAAAATAAATATAATAAGCGTTAATATTAAATATGGATATAATCTATCAAATACATAGGTAAAACTCGGTTCAATAATGTATGTATTAATTTTTTTTTTAGTATCTTCTTTTGAAACTTCTGTAATACACATGTCTATTATTTCATTCACAAATGATGACATATTATACTAAATTTATAAAGAAAAAATATTTTATATTAAAACGCCTCGGTTCGTATTAGTTATTATAAAATTTTATTATATAAATATAAGGATACTTAATTATATATAATGAAACTTGATATTGATAAATTAGAATTTATTAAAAACAGTGATAATATATATCAAATTTTTCATGATGGAAAGCCTTTAAAGTTTTGGACACCTGTTATTGAGGCACCTTTTGGAGTAGACCATGAATATAACAAATATTTAATAAAATTAGAAATAAATGAAAATGAATCGAATAAATACTTTAGTGAACATGCATATTTTAAAAAAATATTACTTTATATTGAAAAATTAGTTAAGAAGAAAATGGAAATAGATGACATTGAATTTAAAAGTATTTTAAAAACGCGTCCTAATAAGGGTGAATTAGTTGAATGCCGTGTTAAAACATTAAAAAAAAATATTATGACTGAAATAGAATATACTGATAAAGAAGCGAATTATTTAAAAACTATATTTGATATGCCTAAAAATAGTTGGGTAATGGCACAAATAGAAATATATGGTTTATGGGATTATAGGGTTAAAGATGTTAAAGACAAAAATAAAGTTGGTTTAATTTTATATGTAAACAAAATAAAATTATAATTTTTTAATAATTTATATATTATATAATTATAAGATGGTTGTTTGTATTAGAGAAGATTCTGAATTATTAAAATTATTAAATGATAATGGCTATTTAAAAGATATAATTGAAAATATTAAAAAACATAAAATAAATAATTTAAATAGTTTTACTAAAAAGTTGAATTATAATAGTCAAAAGTTTGAAAAAATGGATAGTAAAGAAATTAATAAAAGAATAAAATTTTTAAGTGAACATGTTAGTAATAGAGATAGTGAGTCAATTCAAACTATTAGAACAAATGAAATGATAAATATTCCTAATAAAATAAATTCTAAGTACGCCCTAGTTAAAAAAAATGTCAATTCCTCAATAGATAAATTAACAAAATTATTAAAAACTCTAATTAAATCAAGAGAAGGATTGCGTGGGTTTTTTTTAACAAAAAATACGTTTGATATAAAATTATTTCCTACATTTACAGAAATAGAAGATTTATTTATATATGGCGATAATTTCATTATTCCATATTGTGAATTTTTAACATGTTTATTTTACAATTTTGCTGAATATTATAAATGTAGTAGTGATAAAAAAGAAATAAACGACTATTATTATTATATAAAAACAATTAACCTAATTGTTAAAAATATAGTAGATGGTATGAATAAGATAGATTTTATTAATCTTTTTTTAGGTATAAAATTTGATGAAAAGAATGAATACAAAAAAGATGATTTTGATAAGTTGATATCTTTTTATGATGGTATAATGAAAAATATTGTTAAAGTTAAAAATAATATACAATCTAATTATGAAAGTGAGGTTTTTAATAAAATTTTAATAAAAAAACATAATATTGAAAAACCATACCAGATTAATGAATATAAAAAAAAAGATTCAAATTTAGATAGTATTAAAATTAATAATATTTTTGAAAAATTAATTAGAACAAGAAAATTTGCTACAAGTATTAATGTATTAGGTTTTAATAATATTTTTAAAATTATAAAAAATAATAATAATAATGAAAATAATAATAATAATGAAATTAAAATTCGTAATACAAATCTTAATAAATTTATTAAACCTTTTATAAAAAATATGCCAAATATACAACAAATCATAAAAAATAACAAATTAAATGATGATAAAAAAATAAAAAGGATAAAAGCATTATTAAGTAAATATAAAATAATAATAAAAAAACGATTTTCAATATTCAAAGAATACTATCGTACTTTTATAATATATTTTAATAAAATTTTATATGTATTATCTAATACTGTAAAAAGTATTTTAAATAATAAAATAAAATTAAATTCTAATACAGGTTCTAATACAGGTTCTAATACAGGTTTTAATACAGGTTTTAATACAGGTTTTAATACAGGTTCTAATACAGGTTTTAATACAGGTTTTAATACAGGTTTTAATACAGGTTCTAATACAGGTTCTAATACAGGTTTTAATACAGGTTCTAATACAGGTTTTAATACAGGTTCTAATACAGGTTTTAATACAGGTTCTAATACAGGTTTTAATACAGGTTCTAAAAATGGTTTTTATAAACAATTAAATAATAATGAAAAACTTATTGAAGAAGAACTTTTTAGACGACATAATATGTTTAAAAAACCTTACAATGATAAAAAAATAATTTTACTTTCAATATCTATGTTTGATTCTTATAGAATCATAAGATATTTTTATAATTCTTTAAATACTTCTTCAAAATATGAATTAAAAAAATTATTGACAGAATATATTGGTTTGATTAAAGAGAAGTTTATTGAAAATTTATTTAGATTTCAATTATCATATTTAACAAATAAAGAGAGTGTAAAACTACAACCATATGTATTTAATTATGCATTTGATAATATTTTAGTAAAAGATATTGGTGAAAATAAACTTAACGAAGAATTAGACTATATATTATCTAAAAAAGATAGTAATTTAAAATTAGGTAGTATTATACTAAGTATGACTCTTGAAGATTTACAACAATTTATAAATTATCATCATTTTGAATATATACAATCTAATTATAGTCAAAACAATCCAACTGTTGTAGTTATGCTTTAAGTATTATTATAAAATGTATATATAAATAAACAAATAAAACAGATTAAAATAGATTAAACAAATAAATCGTATCATAATATAAAATATTTTTAAGAATTAATTATATATTTTTTTATAAGATGAATATATAACAATATGGCTAATGCTGATAAATCAATATATTATTATTTAATATTATTTGCTATTTTTTTATTTTCATTTGCTTTTATACCACTCGTATTTGAAATTATCCAACAAAAAATAACATCAAATATACCATATGTATCATTATTTTCTTTATTAATTGCATTTTTGATATACTTATATATTTCAATTGAAAGACAGTACTTATTTCATATGTTTTTATATATTATTGGTATATTTTGTATAATAGTTATAATTTTTATTAAAAAAAATCAAGAAACTGTAAGTAAGAAAAACCAACAAATAATTTATAAGAGTTGAGTTATTACATTAAATTAAAATAAATAAAGACAAAGATATAAAATAATTAAATTATTTTTAGAACTATAATGATTCTAAAAATAAAGTTCCGCCCTGTCGGAATCGAACCAACGACCATTTGATAACTATATTACCAAAGTAAAAACTACTACAGTCAAATGCTCTACCAACTGAGCTAAGGGCGGCCTCCTAATCATATGTTAATATTTTTTTAATACGGGATAAACGCATATTACTTAAAATTAAATTGAATTTTATAAAAGATATAATCACCAATAAATAAGTAATTAACGCTTTTTAATATATTTATACTGTCTATACTCATATTATAATCCTCAATTATATGTAGAATATCACTCATTGATAATATATTATCTAAATTAATTATATTTGATGTAATTGATGTTGATATATTTTTTATGTTGTCTAATATTTTATTTTTAAACATTCTTTTATATATATTTTCATTTGATAAATAGGAATATAAATAAAAGTTTAAGTTTGTATTTAAATCAATACTTTTATATATACTACTTTTTCTAATATCATCTAATATTTTAGAAAAGGTTTCACTATTAAATAAATCAAATATAAATATTTTTTTTAAATTCTCCATTTGACAGTTGTTAGATGAACTTAACTCATTTATATTTAAATAAATATTTACATAATTTTCACAATCTTCATTTTTAATACCATTAATTAGATTATTGTAAATAATATAATTTTCATATGTGATAATATATATTTTAATATTTTTTTTTTTAATAATATGACTAAAATGTTCTAATATATGAAATTCATTATTTAAGTATATAATAATAGATTCATTTTCAATGCATTCATTAAATAATATATTTTTTAATAAATTATATATATTCATTAAAATTATATGATAAATAAATTATTTTTTTGAAACTTTAAATAAATTAAATAGAAATAATATAGAATAAATTACAAATAGATTATAAATAAAAAATTTAAAAATATTTGTTTTTATTAATATCCTTCATCATTATCATTTATATTTTCATTTATATTTGATATCATTGTAAAATTATGTATAGTATTTTCTCTTTTTTTGTTATAAATATCTGTTATACAGTTATTTACTTTATTTGAAACATTCTCTTTATCTAATTTAAAGTCTTCATATTTTTTATCAATAATACTCATTTCTTCGTTAATTATATTATGATTTATGCTTAATTCATTATTTTCAATTATATCTTTTTTAAAGGTTGATAATTGATTAAATAGCTTTTCCATTGTTTTTTTAATAATATCTTTTATATCCATATTAATTAATTTTTTATCTTTATAAACAAGTCCTTTTAGATTATTATTATCAAATAATACATTTTGATTAACTTCATTCTCCAATATCTTTTCAAGAGTCGATGTAAATTTCGCATTTTGACACAGTAATATAAATTTTATTTTATCATCAATATGCGTTGTATTCCATTCTTCATCAAATGAATTTATTAAATTTATATTTAGATTTATATTCGTTATATTACTATCTTTTATATTCGTTACATTACTGTCTGTTATATGATTATTCGTTTGATTAAAATTTTCAATATAACTTCCCTTAAAAAATGTATTTTCATCCTCTTTTATTATATTTAACTCATTTAACTTTTGTTTTTCTGGTATTTTTTCAAATGATTTATATAATTTATCTATACTATCTTTTTTCAATGTTTCATTTAAAAATGTATCATTTAAAAATGGTTCATTTAAAAATTCATTCGTTTGATTATTGAATATTTTAGACGAATAAGCGCTATTATTTAAAATATTATTATCATTTAATATATTTTTATTGAAATTTAATTTACAATTTATTTTACAATTATTTTTTTCAATATGTTTTTTAAATAAATTATTATTAATAAATATCTTATTACATCGTTCACAAATAAATTCACTTTTAAGTGTTTCATTATCAACTTTTTTATTTTTTATTATAGATAGTTCATATAAATGTTCTGTACTGCAATTATTAAATAGTTGATATGATAAAAGTATACGACAACAGGGATTTTTACGGTTTAAATGTCTTACTATATCATTTTTTTGGGAAAACTTATGAAAACACCTTTTACATTCATAAAATGTTGACATATTATTCAATCTATTTATAATTAATATATTTACTTTTAAGTAAAAAATATATATTTTAAGTAAATTATAAATGTAAATTATTATATTATAATATTAAGTTATATTTTATTATGTAATTATTGTGTAATTATTGTATAATTATGGTATATTCATTTAGTTGTAGTTTTATATTTTAACGTTTTTTTAAGTAAATTACTTGAAATAGAACTTTTTAAGTAATTTTTGTATACATTTTTGTATACATTTTTGTGTAAATTTTAAAAGTATTATTTTAAAAATATCAATAATATATATTTTTTATTGTATTATATTGTAGTTCCATTGGTATAAAATAAAAGTATCCAAATTGTGTAAATTAAGTAAATTACTTAAAAAAAGTATCCAAATTGTGGAAGTCTAAAATAATCATTTTTTAATAAAAGAGTTATAAAATTTACAAATTAATTTTATAAAAGAAATATTTTTTATTTAATTGTAAAATGTCAACAATAATTGTTGATATTATGATACACATTTTATAAATTTATATTGATAAACATTGTTGTGATTTATTTTGTGTTTTTTCACATTAAAAATTACATTTTACCGTTACATAACAGTAAAATTGTGTAAAAATGATTTTTACCGTTAAAAATATTTTTTTACCGTTAAAAAAATGAATCGTCATAGCTTTTCGATTTTTGGAGCAATTTTTAAAAACGAAAATTACTTAATTTTTTTGATTTTTTTAAAATCGTACATCAATACAAGTTTTTTATTTTGTATATATATACATTAACTATACAATATATATAATATATTTTAAAAATCATTGTATATAACTTTTTTTACTTAAAAAAACGTGAAAAAATGGAAAAAGTAGCCAAATTGTGTTAAAATTCTGCAAATTTTCTGCAATTCAAAATTGATTTTTATCAATAAAAAACGCATTTTTAATGTATTTGTATATAATATTGTATTATTACTGGAGTTTTATTTAAAATGTACTTTTCAGACTTATCAATAAAAAATTAAGTAAAAAAGTTTTTTTTTAAGTAAAAAAAAATCACGTTTTTGAAATAATTTTTTTTAAAAATGCCGTTTTGAAAATTTTAAATTCGGCTCGCAAAAAAAAGTTTTCAAAAAAATGATTTTTTTTACTTAATTTTTTTTTTTACTTAACTTTTTTACTTTTTTTAAGCAATTTTTAAAATCATTGTACAATTTTATTATTTTATTTAATTATAAACATTGTAAGTTTATTGTTTACTAATAGTGATATTTTTATAAGTGACTTTTATTGATAAAAATATTAAAAAATTTTAAAATTTGCTTAAAAAAAGTGTGTTTTTTACTTAAAAAGTGTGACTTTTTAAGTAATTTTTTTTTCAAAAAATTCATTTTTATAATTTTTGCTTAAAAAACTTAAAAAAAATTTAAGTAATTTTATTTTTTAAGTAATTTAAATATTATTTTCTTATTGTAATATCATCAATAAAATGTATAAAAATAATTTACATATTGATATAAAAATTAAGTAAAAATTAAGTAAAAAAGTCCTTTTGCGTCACCTTCTATTTTTTGCAAGTTAAGCTATAATTTTATAAAAAATGCTTAAAATTGTGGTCATTTGCGTCACCTTTTTGAAAAAAGACGCAAACAACCCGAATCGTCACCTGTTTTTACAACTTTTTTTTTTGAGGTGTCCAAAAAGTGCCATAGCTCTTATCGTTAAAAAATAAAATATTTTTCCCTTTACGTAACCGTCTTTTTTTAAGTAAAAAAAAATAAATAATAATAATAATAAATATATTATTAAAAGTAATTATGTAAATGATAATATTTACGTCACCTGATTTTTTACTTAAAAATACGCAAAAAAACCCTTTTCTGTCACCTGTTTTTAAAATTAGAAAGGTTTAAAAAAACACCAAATCGCGTAGCTCGCATTGATGGGGCAAAAAAACGTGATTTCCGTATCCGTCGCGGGGTAAAAAATATTAAGTAAAAAATGATTTTAAAATATGTTTTTTATATTGTAATATATACAATAATTAAATATAATAAATCTATATAAGACTCGTCACCTCCTTTAAAAAAACAATTTCCCTTACTCGTCACCTTTTTAAAAATATGCTTTACGGGACGGATTTTTAAAAAAAACGCAAACAGTACGAATCGTCACCTATTTTTCAGATTTTTATTTTTGCAAAAGTCCTCCAAAAGTCCATAGCTTTTGAATTCCCGATCCGTGACGGATTTTTAGAAAAAAATATATTTTTTTAAAAATAATTATTTAAAATCATTGATATTTTTATGATATTGTGTAAAAAAAATAAAATCCGTACTCGTCACCTTTTTGACATTTTTTAAAAAGCGCAAATTCCCCGAATCGTCACCTGTTTTTTGAACGCCTTTACGGTGCGGGATTTTCATAAAAAATGCAAAAACAGTAACCGTAAAAGGACTTTTTTAAAATTTTTTTTTTGGAAAAGCCTACATTTTGCCATAGCTTTGCGTCACCTGATTTTTTTGAAAAATATGCATTTTTCATGATTTTTTGCATTTTTTCATTGATGATTTACAACGAGAAAAATATAAAAACCCCGAGTTAAGACTCGTCCCCTAAAAATGCATTTTTAAAAATGCCGAATCGTCACCTTCTTAAAAAGTCCTTTTACGGTACGGGTTTTTGCACATTTTGTTAAAAATAGGTGACGTAAATGAACTTTTTTAAATTTTTTTTTTTGAAAAAGCCTACATTTTGCCATAGCTTTGCGTCACCTGATTTTTTTGGAAAAATGCATTTTTTTGCATTTTTTTATAATTTTTTATTGATATTTCACAATAAGAAAAATGTGAAAATTTGAGTTAAGACTCGTCACCTAAAATGCAAAAATGGGAGTTTTTTAGCAGTTTCAAAAAGCCTTTTCCGTCACCTATTTTTCAGATTTTTTAAAAAATGCATCGTCATAGCTCGTCATTGATAAAGTTCATTTTTTAAAAACAGGTGACATATAAGGTATTTTATACATTATTGTAAAAACGATATTTAAAATTATAATTACAATACAGTAATTATACAAATATTTAATTTTAAAAATGATTTTTTTGCGTCACCTGCATTTTATAATTTTTGCTTAATTTGATGTAAAAGGTGACGGATATAATATCATTTTGTAAAAAGTAATTTTTTATTATTTTTAGAATTTATTTTGGAAAATATATTTTATGTAAAAAAAGTATTTTATGTAAAAAATATTTTTATAAAAAAAGTAATTTTATAAAAATTTTAATTATAAATGTAGAATATACTCAGTAAAAGTTAGAAATAGACTATAATAGACTGTAATAGACTGTAATAGTTGTGTAAAAAGTTACCATAATTTGTAAAATATTGATATTAGATAAATTAATTAAAACTCCATTTATTATGACAGTTCAGACATTCTACAAAAGTAGTCATTGGTTCATCACTACTACGTACTTGTAGTTGATAATATGTACAATTACGTTGTTTACATCTACCACATTTGTATTCTGTTGTATGTGTTCCAACAGTTCTAGAATAAAAGAACTCGTCGTTTGCAACTTGACGGTCAAGATATTTTTTCCAATGTTCTTTATTTATCTCTTGTGGTGATAAAAAAGCAATCATATCAACATCAAACTCATTATTTAACAATCTATCAAAAAAAGATACATTTTTAATATATGAATTTTTATCAAGATTATTATATAAAGTAATAATTTTATTAACATAAATACGCTTAAAATATTTGTTTTCAATGTTTTGAAGAATACCTTTTTCAGTTGATTGTTCTATAGCATATTTATATATACTGTTTTCAATTTTAGTTGACAATTCATCATTATTTAATAAAGAGTTAAACTTTGATATACATAATTCACGTGTCATCATTACAAATATAATTATTATTAATAATAATGTTTTTATATTTATAAATAACTAAATACATTATAAATCATTTTTTAATAATTTATTAAAAATAAAATAATCATATGAAAAATAAAATTTATTAGAAAATATGACAATAATATAAATTTAAGAGTTACAATTATTTTAATTATTTTCTATAATATAATATATATATAACTAATATGGATATTAGGATTATAATAAATTCTTTAATAATAATTTTTATACTACATATAATTCTTTTAAATATAAATTATACAGTTGATATAGGCAATAAAAAGTTAAAAGAAAATTTTGATAATAAATATAAAAGAGAGGATGATGAAAAAACTTCTGATAAAGAGGACAGCATGAATTTTTTAAAAGATACAAATGCTGCATCGGATGAAGATTTTAAAAAAAAATTAATGAAATACATAGAAGAACCAAAAGAGTATAAAAAAACTGAATTTGAAGAAAAAAATTTAAATAAAGTTGAGGCATCAAATGCATATGTATCAAATGATAATGTGCCAAATTTTGAATCAAATGTAGCAGATATAAGTAAATTTTTCAAAATAAATTATGATAATCTTGACGAAAAAGATTTAAAAGCAACATCAATTGATACATTAAAGAGCGTAACAGTTGAAAATAATGGGGATGTTAAAAATATTAATGTCGAAATAGATTCTAAAGAAAAAAATGTTCATTATGGTAGAGATTCACAAGTAAACCCTGATACATGGTCATATAATGGAGAATTACCTATGAATGGTGGAACGATGAATGGAATATTTGGTTTTGATTCATTGGAATCACAATTTGCATCATTTAATCCAAATAAATTAAATATACAAAATTCTGATAGCAATAATTTTAAAAATGTAGCTCATGATGATTTGAGAAAACCTATTGTTTATGAAAATTAAAAAATAGGATAAAAAATATTTATTTATTTGTAATTATTTGTATTATATGTATTATATGTATTTATTTGTATATAAAAATTTTTATAAATTGATTTATTTATAAAAATTTATCAAAATACATTTATCAAAATACATTATCAAAAGACATTTATTATTTTTCCTATTAAATATATAAAATCTAAACTTTTCTATCAAGCCATGGATCGGAACTTTCAAGACTTTTCATTGAATCAACACTGAAATTATTAATAGAATCATTTAAATTAGATGGTTCTGGTTCTTGTTCTTGCTCAACCGAATCATCGTTTTGTACTGATTTAAGACCATCATAATAGAGCTTATCCGATTCATCAACAATACTTCTTAATTGTTCAATATTATTAATGTCATTTTGAGTAGTTTCCATTGATTGAACTGATTCTTCACCTTGTTCAACATTTTGTGCCTTTAATGCTTCCTTTCTAGCTTCAACCTCCTTCTTAGCCTTTTGAATACGTTCATTTTTAACTTGATCATAAAAATCATCTCTATTACTCAAATTTTCTTGATACTTTTTAACAAGTTCATTCAATTGTCCTTCTTGATACTCTTGTTCTGGTACATCATGAGGTTCAGGATCCCATGGAAGCCAGTAACCAACCTGTCCAACATAAACATTGAAATTAGGGTCTTTCTTTCTCAAAACATTTGCTCTAATAGTTGCTTCCTTCTGTGTGTCATATACACCTCTAACTTTAAGTGCTCTCATAGTTGTTCTATATTGATTTTTTTCAAAAAAATCTGATTCAAGTTCTTCTCTTTTAGTATAAATCCAATCTCCAAACATCTCTTCTAATTTTTCATAAGTAACAGCAACTTCCTTATTAAGCATTTTTTCACGTATATCTTGTATAGAACGTTCTTGGTTATTAATAATATGTTCAAGGAATTTTGTTAAAAAATACATTTCTTTTTGTTTTACGACTTTTTCTGGGGAAACAAACGATAAACATACATAGTTTTGACCGGGAATTTTAGAATCTACTTCCAAAAAATCTTCTTTAATAATCTCTTCTGACATTTTTTAATTTAAATTATATAATATGTCTTTAAGTTAATTTGTAAATATACTTATTTATCCATTATATTATTTAATAAAATATTTTATAATTAAAAGTTATAAAAATATATATTTAATTATAAAAAATATATTTAATAAATATATATAATGAACATTGATTTTGCAGAAGTTCTTGGAAGAGTCCTTAAATATTTAATGGAGGGTATTGCAGTTGGATTAGCATGTTATTTTGTTGGAAAACTAAATATGGATCAAATTATTATTATAGCAGTAACGGCGGCCGCATCATTTGCAATATTAGATATGTATAGTCCAAGAATAGGTGATTCAGTTAGAATCGGTGCAGGATTTGGTATAGGTAGTCATTTTTCAGGAATTAGAATGGTTGGTTAATTTTTTAAATATATTATATAAATTATTATACATTATAATTCATTATTATAATTCATTATTATAATTCATTATTATTAACACATTGATAATATAATATTTTTACACCTTTGGAGATTTAAAATGCCGATTTTTTTACAAAAAATAGGTAATTATTCTTTATATGTTTTTGATTTATTACTTGATTTTCTAGATGGTTTATTTACATATACTACATCTCTCTTATATGAACCTATTACATGTAAGAAAGTTTAAAAATCTCAGTTTTTTTAAACTTTCTTACCTGTATCTAAATAATATTCAACAGCACTAATTTTAAAATCTTCACTTTTATATGACATATTGTATTATAAGTATAAAATAATATATAAAAAATTATAAAATTATAAATTTTTATATTTTAACCCTTTACATAAACATTTTATAATACTACTTAAAGAATCGTACACATGCACACGATTTTAAATATTATTTTGGTAAAGGGTTAATAAATAAAATAAATTTCTAATAAAGTTCATTAAATTTCATTATTAATTCTTTTCTTAATTCTAATTTTTTTGATAACTTTTTTTTCTTTTGTTATTACTATCATTAATAATTATATTAGGTTTTGATGTTTTCTTTTTAGATACTTTAAAATAATTAAGTTCATCGTCAATAATTTTTTCAATTTCATCAATTTCTTTATCTTCATTTGTAATTTTAGTCTCTATATTTGATTTTGATGTTTTCTTTTTAGACACAGTTATAATTTTATTACTTTCTGTATCACTTATTATTTAATCAGTTTAACTATTTACATCATCATTAATTATATTATTTTTATCAAATAGTTTTATTTCATCTTGTGTTAATCCAATTAATTTATACAATTTCTTTTCATCAATATCTTCTATGTCTAATTTACGAATATCTGGTAAATATGTAAATGCTTCATTATCTAAAAAATCTTGACCATATTTAGTATAATGACCAATTATATCTATAATTTTATAACTTAACATTTTTATTATTAATTCTAATTTATCGCCAATGATATAAAATTTATGATTTCCTGTTAATGATAATTTACCTTCATCAATAAAAGCACCATTAAAACTTGCTTTGTTTGCTATTATTAATTTTCTTTTATTAGCATCTGGATGTGTTTCTGTTGTTTTTTTAATCATTATACCTTCTTTAATTGTATATGTATCAATTGCCAACATATCTTCTAATTTATAATTTGATGGTATTTTTGTTTTTGTTCCTGTTGATTTTACTGTTTTAGTACTATATTCTAATTTTAAATTTTTAGTTTCTATAAAATTTATTAACTTATTAAATACACTATGATGTGCCAATGGAATTGAATAATCCTTATTTAAATATTCGTTTGATGTTGTTGTTAAGTTTCGTCTTTTTAATATTGATGTTATTTCTGTTTTCTTTTTATCTGTATTTAAACTATTTTGTAAAACATATAATGATATTGGTATATCTGCATTAATGATTCCTTTTGATTGTGAATTATCCCATAATTTCATCCAAATAATATGTTTTTCTAACATTGTATTATGTAATGAATGTGATTTTTTTAACCAACTTAATGGATTGATATATGCTAAATAACCATTTGGTTTTAACCATTTAAACGCTTTTTCTATAAATTTTGTCCAAATTGTTTCATTTTTTTCTCCTAATTGTTTTCCTGTATGAGAACGAATACCACCTTTATTATATGGCGGATTACCTAGAATAATATCAAATTGTTTCACTTTAAATATTTCAAATGGTTTAAACTCTAGTGTATCTCCTTCATATAAATTTAATTTATATTCATTATTTATATCAAATATCTGATTACATACCAACACATTTTTTTTATTTAATTCACACATATATAACATATTTTCTAATATATATTTCTTTCTTTCTTTTACATCTTTAATTTCATCTTTCAACCCTTCCATTAATCTTAAATATACTGCTATTGGAAAATTCCCCATTCCTGTTGCTGGATCTAGCCACTTAAGATTTTTATTTTTCCATATATCTTTTGGTAATTTATCTAACATTTCATTTACTAATATCATTGGTGTAAATACTTCACCATTCTCTTTTTTCTCAATATCTTTTGGTTTTAAACAATCATTTATTAATTCTAATAATTCTTTTGGATTATCTATCAAACTTTGTAATGACATCTTAAATTGTACTGAGATATTATATGTATTTGAATTTTTATCAAAATATTTACTCACTATATCTTTTATTAAATCTATTAAATCCTTCTTATTCCACCATATTAAACATTGGTCATCAAATGTATCTAATAATTCTGGATTTTCTTTAATGTCATTTAACATCTTTACAAAATCCATATTGGAATTTTTTATTGTTAATATACATGTTAAAGGTATTACATATGGTAAAACATCTTTTGTAAATGATATTTGTGTTTCTTCTTTTTCTTCTTCATCGGAACTTTCATTATCATAGTGTTCATTATTACTATCGTTTTTAACTTTTTCTTTACCAGTTGGTAAATCTTGTATTTCATCATCCTCATCTTTTAATTTTAATTCTAAACTTACTTTATCATCTTTTAATGATTTTGTAAATGTTTTATTTATTAATTTTTGTGTTGAATTATCAAACTCTTCATAATCATTATCTAACTTTCTTAAAAGTGTTCTAAAACTATTTATAGGGTCTTCTTTCCATATGTCCATTAATTTTTTAACTATCATATCAGGATTTATTTTTTTATTTTCCATCATATCAACATCAATGTTTATTAAATGATTTTTAATTAAATATTTCATTTTATCATCAATACTTTTTTCATTTTTATAAACTGTGTAATTTACACAAGTATTTAATACTCTACTTATATTCAAATCAATAACAAAACCTATCTTTTTATTTTCTCCTTCAGTCATACATCTATAGATTTGTTGCAATACCTTGTCTGATGACAATACATTGTTCATAAGAATAACTAAATCACATAAATTTAATGTGATTCCTAATGTAAGCATATTACCTGCAAGAAGAATTAAACCTAATTTACCAGTAGATTTAGCTATAAGTTCTCTTTTATTAATTTCATCTTTAATATCTTTTGCTAATTCTTTATTTTTACAATTTATACATAATATATCATATCTTTTGAGGATATTATCTTCTAGCATTAATTTTTTTAGACAATTAGATATTTCATTAATATTATCTGATGGTAAAAACCAAATTTGAGTAAATGGATTACGAGTTTCTTTTTCTGAACAAATATTATTAATTCTTGTAAATATTGTTTTTTCTCCATCTTCTTCTTTATGAGAACCAGAAATATATCTTAAAATTGTTTTAACTTCATTTTCAAAACTAAATTTTGTTTTTGCTTTATTTAATCCTAATAAAGTATCAAAACAAAAACCCATTTTATTTTCATTATTATTGTTTAATTTCTCTTTTATTATTTCATATCTTTGTTTGTCAAATAAATTAGTAATTAAATGTAAATCAGGCATTTTTTCATAACACTTAAATATATCATTTATTGATAAATCTAAATCAGAATAATATTTAATGGTTTTTTCTATATATTCATCTCCATGTTTTTCTTTTAATTTATCTAAATTAGTTTCATCAATTAATATAGATTTACAGAACTGCTCATCTTCAATATCCCAAAACATTTGACAATCTGGTAAAATATTCCATTCTTTTAATGGTTTATTATAAGTAGCTGTTAAAAATATTTTAATAGTATTTTTTGATGAATACGATGTTAAAATATCTTTTGATAAATCAGTTGTTCCACTAAAATGATTTTCATCAAAACCAATAATATCTAATTTTAAATTCTTAATTTTCATAATAGTTTTATCATTAATATATTTTTGTAGTAGTTGTTTAGACATAACAAATATATTATTATCACTTATTTCAATACTATCTAATGATTTAGAGCCTTCAATATGATGAATTTTAAATTTATTAAAATCTTTAAATTTATTAAATAAGTCATTTGTAAATTGTGGTGATGTTTCTGTTGGTGCAGGTGTAATAATCAAAACATTTAATTTATTTTTAACTTTTAACTGTTTAATAATAATACCGCCAATCATATAAGTTTTACCACTTCTACATTTACACCCCCATAAAAAAGATTTATTACCTTCTTCAATTAAATTACTTGTTTTTTGTGTAATTAATTCTTGATGAAATCGTAAAATTAAATTTTCTTTACTATTCAGATAAACAGTTTGCCAATCTTCATTTTTATTTTTAATTATATCTTGTTTAAATGCTAAAAAATATTTATTCAAGTCTGTTTTATCTAAAATATTATCTTCAGTCATATGTTCAGTAATATATTCACTTGATTCATTCGCATTTTTTACTTTATCTAAAACTTTTTTCTTATTAGGAACAACAAGATAAATTTTATAATTTTTATAAATATGTTTATTTTTAGTTGCCATTGCTATAATATTTTGAATATCATAATAATCTACTGATTTTTGTTTTTTTATATCTTCATTTGATTTAGGATATTTAGAACTTATAAATATATATGTATTATCATTTTTATTTTGTAGTGTAATATCAGAACATCCGCCAGAATTACCACTTAAAACTTTTTCATTAAGATATTGATTAAGATTTTCTAAAATTTTAAGTTTAGCATTATTAGAATTACCTCTTAAATGGTTAAAATTAGAATTAGTAAAAACATTACAAAATCCAAATTTAATAACAATGTCAAATAATCTTTCAAAAATAAAACCTTTTTCAGATTGTGTTTTACAATTCTCTAAAATATCATCAACATTATCAAAAGTTATAATATAGTCAATAAAATCCTTAATATTCATATTAGTAAAGTTCA